ATCCCCATGGCCGACACCTACGCCCGTATCACGCTGATGCGTTGCGATAAGGAGCAGACGCTGATTCAGATTTCGCATTACGCGAACGCGGATGCCCGCAATGAGGATGCCAGCCCGGTGTTTGATCGCACAGTCTTTGCGCCTACCAGCGAACTGCAACCCGGCAACGACCCGCTGGCGATTGGCTACGCCTGGCTGAAGACTCAGCCCGAATACAGCGAGGCGGTGGACTGCTGATGGCACCGGTAAACTGATGGCATGATCGAGCTGATCGCTGCTGTTGCTGGAGCGTCCATCAGCGTGGCTGCAATGGGTGCGATGGGCTTCAGTCGCCGCAATGATGAAGCGCGTGATGCCGTCATCCGTCTGACCAGCGCCGTAGAACACATTGCAACGCAGCTTGAAGTGCTGCACACGGACATCAAAGAAGATCGCAAGGAGACATTTACGCGGCTGAATACCGTAGAGCAAAGGGTCACTAAACTAGAAGCAAGGCCACCATTCATCTAGTCATGGATCGCATCACTGATTACATCGCCTTGGTAGTTGCCATTCACGGTGTTGCATTGATCGTGGTCAATTTGACACCTACCCCAAAAGATGACGCAGCGCTGACTGCTGCATCTAAGGCAGTGGTCAAGATCTACAGAGCTATTGAGATCCTTGCCGGTGTGATCACTCCATTCGTCAAGCGATGATTAAACTGACTGATCTGTTCAAGTATTACAAGCACGGCACGCCACATCAAATGGCGGCAATCTCTGAACTAGAGGCGGAACTATTAAAGGTTGCGCCGCAAGTCTTCAATAGAGATCAACCGTGGTACAAGACATGGCAGGCTGGCGGCAAGCTGCATAATTATGACGCAGCCCTAAAGCTCATTAAAGAGTTCGAAGGCGTGCATCTCAGCGCCTACCCTGATCCACTGCATGGATGGGATATAGCAACCATCGGCTATGGCACCACGCGCTACCCAGATGGCCGCAAGGTGCAGCGTGGCGACAAGATCACAGTGATCGACGCTAATGAGCTGCTGGAGATTGAAGTAGATCGCATTGCACAGAAACTGCGCAGTAGTGTGCCGCACTGGGGCACCATGAGCGGCAACAAGCAATGTGCGCTGCTGTCATTCGCTTACAACCTTGGCGCTGGTTTTTACGGCAGCGCTGGCTTTGAAACCATCAGCAAGTGCCTGCGCGATAAGGATTGGGCTGCAGTGCCAGATGCAATGGAGCTATACCGCAATCCTGGTACGTCAGTAGAGGCTGGGCTATTGCGCCGTCGTCGTGCTGAAGGCAAGCTATGGGCTGGTGAGCAGCAGCAGGATCCAGCCAAGCTGTCGCCCGACAGCCCATTTACTGCACGCATCACGCCGCATGTGCAGCTTGGTGAATTTGCGCTATGGCAAGAGGCACGCCGCTTTGACCATCAATATCAAGTCGACACCGCAGCCGAGCTTGCTGCATTCCTTGAACGTGCCCGCGTCAAGTTTGGCGGCAAGCCTGTAATTATTACCAGCGGCTACCGTCCACGCACAATCAATGCAGCAGTTGGCGGATCCAGCGCTAGCGAGCACTTGTATGATGCGCCAAATGTTGGAGCTGTTGATTTCTACATTCGTGAGGTGAACATTAACCACGTGCAGGAATGGTGCGATGCAAATTGGCCATACTCACTCGGCTACGGCGCACCTAAGGGATTTTGCCACTTGGGAATAAGGCGCGGCAGGCCAAGGGTTCGCTGGGATTACGCCTAGACTGCAGTGTACGCCGCTACCAACGGCATGGCGATTACATCCGCGCGATTATCGCCAGAGCTGCTAGAGGTGCGCATACCCTACACCAGCGTCAAGGAGCCAGTCACATTCCTGCTGGCATCTGATATCCACCTAGACAACCCAAAATGCAACCGCGGGTTGTTTAAGCAGCATCTTGAAGAATGCAAAGCCATCGGTGGTAAAGCATTGTTTTTCGGTGATGTGATGTGCTTGATGCAAGGCAAGAAAGATCGCCGCGGCAGCAAGGGTGATATCAGGCCGGAACACCTAGGTGGTAACTATTTTGATCTGGTCTTTCGTGAGTCGGCTGATTTCCTAAAGCCCTACGGTGACATGATTTTGATGATGGGCGACGGCAACCACGAAACTGCTGTCCTCAATAATCAAGAGATTGACCCGCTAGAAAATGTGGTCCGGCTCATGCGCAATGATGGCGCAGTGACTGAGCACATGGGCTATCAAGGTTTTGTGCGGTTTGTATTTGAACGTGAAGGGGGCGGCGTGCGTCGCTGCACACTGTTCTTTCACCACGGCGCATGGGGCGGGATTGTCACCAAGGGCACAATGGGCGGCGGGCGCTATGCGCAGATCGCACCTGATGCCGACATCGTGCTGAACGGCCATAACCACGAGCGCAGCATTGTGGCGCATCCTTGCTATCGCATCAGCGACAATGGCAAGGCATGGGTTGAGCAGCGTTGGCATCTGCAAACTGGCACCTATAAGCAAGAATTTGGCGGCACTGGTGGTTGGGCAGTGGAGCGCATCGTGATGCCAAAATCACTAGGTGGCATCTGGCTTGATTTAACACCACGTCATCGCGGCGGCGTTGATGTTACGTGCCGCCCGACGGTCTAAGTGGATCATTGCATTGATGGCGCAAACCTTGTCCCAAAACGCAGTGCAAAACACAAATTCAGGCAAGAGATCTTTGAGGCTTGGCAACATCAATGCGCCTATTGTGGCGAATCAGCGGACACACTGGATCACGTCAGGCCGCGACACAAAGGTGGCGCAACAGTAGCTACTAACCTTGTCCCAGCCTGCCGTAATTGCAACCGCCGCAAAGGCAGTGAAGAATGGCGCGAATGGTTTAATCGACAGGATTGCTATCTGCTTGATCGGGAACTTGCGGTATTGCGCTGGATTCAAGCATCTGATGGTAGAACACTCTAGCCTGCCATTCTTGCTGGTGGTCTTTACACATCCCAGCCAGGCAAACTCTCCAAGTATTCCCTATTTTCTTTATGGTCGGTCCCAAGAGGTGTGCCTGCCAGGGGATTGCCTATCAGCATACGAAGGCGGTTGATACCACGCAACTGAAGCTGGCACATATGCCCGCGTGAGATGCCTAGACGCTTCTCTAGGTCATTCCACGGCACTGGATTACGGCTATTGCGTGCATAGATGATCTCCCGCGTGCGCTCATCTAAATACTGCTCACAATGATCGCGTAATACCTCAAGCTGCCAGTCGTATTCAACGTCATATTGCTTCTCATCTGCAATGAGGTCCAAGATGTTTGACGTGTCTTCCTGTGCTGGCTTATCGAGGCTGGTAACGCGATATGCCTGCTTCAGCGTGTCAGAGATGACTTCAGGCGTCACATCAAGCATTGCAGCAAGCTCTGACATGCTTGCAGTGCGGCCGTGCTCTTGCGCAAATAACTGTGCAGTCTTGTTGATCTTGACCAGCATCTCGTGAATGCCAAGCGGCAATCTGATGATCGGGTCATACTGCACCAATGCACGTCCGATCGCCTGACGAATCCACCAATAGGCGTAGGTGGAGAACTTATAGCCGCGGCTGTAGTCAAACAGCTCTACAGCACGCGCGAGGCCGATATTGCCCTCTTGGATGAGATCCAGCATCTCTAGTGTTTGGTTGTTGCGTTTGCTGTATTTACGGGCAACATGCACCACCAGTTGCAGGTTGGACTGCATAAACCGCTGGCGGGCGCGTTCACCGCTGCGCAACTCACGGCGTTCTTGAGTGGTCAAAGGTCTATCAAGATCCTTAAGTTCCTTCCACTTCGCAACACGTCGGCCGAGTTGTATCTCTTGCTGCGGTGTTAAAAGTGGATAACGAGCGATACTGTTTAAGTAGTCGCCAATCGCGTCAGACATGGAGAATCCGTTAGTTCACACAATGGAAGCACAATTCCACGGCGCTGCCAATGCCGCGCAGTTGCGTGCGTTACATGCTGCAGCAGATTGGGCTGGCTTGTTGGAGTATGCGCTGCTACTTGCTGAGCAAGAGGCTAGCCAGCGGTCGCAAATCCACTGGCTAGTGCAGGAAGCGTCAGCAGCGCTGCGGACTGGTCTTGAACAGTGGCACCTAGATGCCGCTGAGGAGTTGCTTCGAAGCCGTCGTCGTGAGGTCTGAGTTGTAATGGCCGGTGACGCTGTAGCTGGTCACTGGCTGCTGGCTCATGCGAAAGAACACCATCTGCCCGATCTTTAGGCCAGGCCACAGCGGCAACGGCAGAATCTGGCGGGAGTTCTTCAGCTCTAGGGTCAACACGCTGCCATGCCAACCCGGATCGGCATAGCCGGCGTGCAGATTTTCGTAGCCTTCCCGTGCGCGGCTTGACTTCAGAAAGAACAAGCCAGCGATGTTCTCCGGCATGTGGAACACCTCGATGGTCTGCGCAAGGATGAATTGCCCCGGCTTCAGCCAATAAGGATTGCCCGCAGTAGCGCCTGCAATACTGAGCGGGCGCATGTCCAAGTCCTCGGCGGATTCAATCATGATCGTGTCACCAAGCCGCAGGTCAAGGCTGGCGGGATTGATCAATGCCTCTTCATAGTTTTGCACCATGCCGTCGGTGCAGAGTGCTTTGATCTCGTAGTCGCAAAGGATGGTCATTGGTTGAGTGGTTAGTGGGTCTGACTACTGGGCTTCAAGCTCAGCGGCGATTTCGCACAAAGCATCAACGCAGTTAAAGCCTGACCAGTCGTGATCAACGTGATCCGCAGCAGCTCGCAGGGCGGCGGCAAGCTGAGCAGACCTATTCGGAGTCCAAACACCGCTTATGTATTCGCCATCGGAGGCGTTCCACCACGCATCAATTACTGCCTGCGCGGTGGGTGAAAGATCAGCCATCGGCGCTCTCCAGCTCGGCGGCGATAGCGAGGAGTTTGCGACGTACTTCTTGGCGTGCGACCAATGCTGTGTTCAGGTGGCGGCGAGCCGACGCACGTTGAACATTCACCGGCTCACCGTAAGGTTCCAGCCATGTCTCCTCAGGCACCACCTGATCCGCAGCAGCTCGCAGGGCGGCGGCGGCGATCTCGTCAGCGGGTGCCGGGCAGATTTCAAGCACGGCGTCGTACACCGCCTGAGCGGCGGGGGATAGGTCAGTCATCGGTCAGGGCCTCCAGGGCGCGGCGGATGGTGTCGGTGATCTCTGGAATCACGACATCCATCTTTTCAATCGTCCCCAGCATCTGCAGCGCAATACTGTTCAGTGTCTGGGGCTTGGGGCGGCGGCCATCGCGCAACTCGTCAATGTCACACCGTGCCCATTGGTTGTTGCGG